GATCAAGAGGATATTGTTTAATGATATATAAATTTTTTGGACCACCGGGAACAGGTAAAACCCATAAGTTAATATCTAGAGCTAAAGCTTATGTTAGAATTGGTACACCTTTACATAAAATTGGTTACTTTGCATTTACTAAAAAAGCTGCAGGAGAAGCTAAAAAGAGAATGCCTGCAGAAGATAAGAAACTTCCATACTTTCAAACACTTCATTCATTTGCTTATCACCAACTAACATTAAATGAAGAAGATATTATGCAACCTTTTCATTATGAGGAACTAGGAAAACTATTAAATGTTAAAGTAAAATATTACGATAAATATAATAAAGATGAAGTTAGCTATTTAAATTGTGATAGTCCGTATTTTCAAATGATTGGTAAAGCTATGAATAGAGACGTAAGCATTAGAGAAGAGTTTGATAGAAATGAACACAACAGTAAAGAAATTAAATGGCATCTATTAAAACATATAGATGATAATTTAAAAGTTTATAAAGAGAAAAGAAAGTTATTAGATTTTAATGATATGATTAAGAATCTAATTAATAAACAAGAACTACCAAAATTTAAAGTTATATTTATAGATGAAGCTCAAGATCTATCTCCTTTGCAATGGCAATTATATGATAAGTTAAAAGAATGTGCAGATGATATTTATTTAGCGGGTGATGATGACCAAGCAATCTATGCCTGGGCTGGAGCAGATGTGGAAAGATTTATAGAAGAACCTGCAAAAGAAATGGTATTAAAATATTCAAAAAGAATATCAAAGGCAGTGCAGGAACAATCGGAATTACCTATTGAAAAAATCATCGGTTATAGAAAAGAAAAGAAATATTATCCAAGAGATTTTCAAGGTCATTCGGAGAATATAAATAATTTAGATCAAATAGATTTAACAACAGGTAAATGGTTAATTCTAACTAGAACCATATCTAGATTGATGAAAATTAAAGATGAATTAATAAAAAGAAATTTATACTTTGAAAGTAAAAAGGGTAAAAGTTTTAAAGTTCGAATGTACAAAGCTGCAATGAATTATACTTATTGGTGTCAGGGTAAAATATTAGATGAAAAAAACATCAAAGATATTAATGAATTTATAGGTAGTGAAAAATGGAATAAGGAAATTGATTGGTTTAATGCATTTGAGGAAGCTAATGAGATTGAAAGACTTTATGTAAAAAACATGATTGATAATGGAGAAAATTTAAATGAACCTGCCAGAATATGGATATCTACTATTCATGCTAGTAAAGGTGGTGAGGAAGATAACGTAATTTTATGTCTTGATATTGGAGATAAAATAAAAAAAGCTATGTTGAAAAGCACAGAAAAACATGATGAAGAGCATCGTGTTTGGTATGTGGGAATAACACGTGCTAGAAATAATCTATATAAACTAAAAGCTAACCTAAAAATAAATGAGTACAAACTATGACACATAAAGACATTTTCAAGGACACATTTCCACAAGATAAACAAATTGGTGGATCACATTATAAAAAATTTAAAATTCAACCTTATGAATTCATATCCTACAACGACTTGAGTTTCTTTCAAGGCTGTGTTATTAAATATGTTTGTCGCTATTTAAACAAAGCGGGAATACAAGATCTTGAAAAAATAATTCATTATTGTGAATTAGAAATTAAAAAGATGAAAGACACGGATAAAAAATAATGAATACATATACTGATATTTTTGGTTTGTTAATTATAACAATATTTATGTTTGGATTAATATAATGATTGTACCAACTACAGAATGGTTAACACCTACAGAATATCCTGATCTAAGAAAATACGATGAGATTGCGATTGACTTAGAAACAAGAGATCCAGATTTAAAGAGTAAGGGTTCAGGGGCCATCATTGGTAATGGTGAAGTTGTAGGTATAGCTGTAGCTGTAGAAGGTTGGAAAGGTTATTATCCAATCGCTCATGAATCAGGTCCAAACATGGATCGTAGAAAAGTATTAGAATGGTTTAAAGATATTTGTGCATGTCCTGCTACAAAAATATTTCATAATGCAATGTATGACGTATCCTGGATTCGTAATTTAGGTATACAAATTAATGGTTTAATAATAGATACAATGATTGCAGCATCTATTATTAATGAAAATAGATTTCAATATTCATTGAATTCTCTATCTTGGGTTTATTTAAATCAAGGTAAAAATGAAGCTCTTTTAACTAAAGCCGCTAAGGAAAGAGGATTAGATCCTAAAGCAGATATGTGGAGATTACCTTCAACTGAGGTTGGTAGTTATGCAGAAAAGGATGCTGAATTAACTTTATTATTGTGGCAAAAATTTAAAAAAGTAATTATTGAAGATGATCTTCAAAATATATTTAATCTAGAAACTGATCTTTTTCCCTGCTTAGTTGACATGCGTTTTTTAGGAGTAAGAGTGGACGTTCAAAGAGCTCAACAATTGAAAACAGTATTAGCATTAAAAGAAGAAAACTTAATCCACCAAATAAAAATAGAAACAGGAATAGAAGTTCAGCTAATGGCCGCAAGAAGTATTGCACCACTGTTTGATAAATTAAATTTACCTTATGAGCGAACTGAGAAAACAGGTGAGCCATCATTTACTAAAAACTTTCTTGTGAACCATAAACATCCAGTAGTTAATATGATAGCAGAAGCTAGAAAAATAAACAAGGTTAGAACTACATTTATAGATTCAATTATTAAACATGAACATAAAGGTAGAATTCATGCAGATATAAATCAAATTAGATCTGATGATGGAGGGACAGTAACTGGAAGATTTAGTTATTCCAATCCAAACTTACAACAAATTCCAGCCAGAGATCCTGAAACAGGTCCATTAATTAGATCTTTATTTCTTCCAGATGAAGGTTGCAAATGGGGGACATTTGATTACTCACAACAGGAGCCAAGGTTAGTTACACACTATGCAAAAAGATTTAATTTATCTTCTGTAGAACCTGTTGCTAATGCTTATGAACAAGATCCAACTACTGATTTCCACAAAACCGTTGCAGATTTAGCTAATATAGATCGTAAGGAAGCTAAGACAATTAATTTAGGTTTGTTTTATGGAATGGGAAAAGCAAAATTAATGAATGAGTTAGGAGTTACTAAAGAAAAAGCTGATGAATTATTTGCTAACTACCATAATATGGTTCCATTTGTTAAACAATTAATGAATAAATTAATGAATGCTTCTCAAGCTAAAGGTCAAATAAAAACTTTATTAGGTAGACGTTGTAGATTTCCTAAATATGAACCAGTTCTTAGAGGAAGTGATTGGGGAACTTTTGTACCTGCGGAAGATCATGAGAGAATGGAAGAATTAAAAGATATGGGTCCTTATTTAAAAGATCATGAAGATAATTTTATTACTGACGAAGATGGCAATAAGAGAAAAAACTATTGGCACGGTAATCCAACAAGAAGAGCTTTTACTTACAAAGCATTAAATAAATTAATTCAAGGTTCAGCTGCTGATATGACTAAAAAAGCCATGGTAGATCTATATAAAGAAGGTTTATTAGCTCATATACAGATACATGATGAGCTTGATTTTTCTATTGAATCCAATTCTCAAGCTGATAAAATAAAACAAATTATGGAACAAGCTGTAGAGCTTAAAGTTCCAAACAAAGTTGATTATGAGTCTGGACCTAACTGGGGAGAGATCAAATAATGGAGATAAAATGTTTGAAGAATACAAAAATAAGTTCATGGTATGGCAATTACATAATAGAACTGAAATTATAATAGCTGGAGTATCTTTTATACTTGGTGCAATAATATTTTAATTACATGATGGTCAAGTGTAAAAACTGTGAACATCAGTGTCATTGCAATGAAGATAAAAAAGATACTGAGCACTACAGTCCTTTGATGGAATTATGCTCTTGTTCAAAATGCGAACATGAGGTTGAGGAGGATAAGTACGAAGAGTGTTTGTCATGTCAATAGCCGATCTATTAAAAAAAATAATTAATATAAAATGAATGGTATACTTATTTTATATATTATATTTTTGGTAGCAGTTATTGGAACTGCTTACTGGATATTTAAGGATGAATAAATAATGGAGGGTGTCTATATGGAACCAGGAATGAACTACAAATTTACAGCTATATTAATAATAGCTATATGTTTATTAGCTTTATTTGGAGGTCCAGCACGATGAAATTTACTTTAATACTATTTTTATGTTCTTTTATAGATAATCAATGTTTACCCCCACAAGAGATAAAACAACATTATAATTCATGGAAAGAATGCACACTTGCAGCATTAGAAATATCTACAGAAATAATGCTTTTACAAGAAGAAGAATTTGTTAATAAGAATAAAGTAGCAACTAAATTTGTATGTCAAGAAATAGGTACTATTTAAATGAAACTTTCCAAAAATTTCCATCTATCAGAGATGACTAAAAGCCAACAAGCTGTTCGTATGGGACTTAATAATAATCCTAGTGAACAACAGGTAGAGAACCTAAAAACACTATGTGAGAGGGTCTTACAGCCCACTAGAGAGCATTTTGCTAAGGTTGTAACAGTGAGCTCAGGATTTAGAGATGAAGTGTTAAATAACGCTTTAGGGGGATCTAAAAGCTCTCAGCACTGTCTTGGAATGGCGGCCGATATAGAAATATTTGACGTGCCTAATAATGAATTAAGTGACTGGATTAAAGAAAACCTTATGTTTGATCAACTCATATTAGAGTACTTTGATCCCGCAGATGGGCCTAATTCAGGATGGGTTCATGTATCTTATAATCCTACTATATCATTGAATAGAAAAGAATATTTGATGGCTGTTAAAAAAAATGGTAAGACTGAATACAAACCTATTATGGGTTTAAGTACAGATAGATATGTCAAATAAAAAATTAAAAAGATTATTTACAAATATAGATACCGTTAATGGTATCTGTGAATCATGCCAAGAAGAAACTATTTTAGTTGCTATTGTCTCATCATTTTATAAATGTTGTTCTTGTGGTTTTGAGGTAAAACAACATATTAATGGTAGAATAAGATATTTAACATTAGATGAAGATGATAAACAATGGTTATTAGATAATAGGGAAAATGGCTAAAATTAAATTTACACATTTTACACCTCGTGACAGACCTCCTAAACGTGGGGCCCGTAAACATAAAAAAACATTCAACAAAAACGAGAAACGTCAAAAAAATACCAAACGTTATAGAGGCCAAGGCTAAGGGTTCAGGCATCCAGCATCAGGGTTCAAAATAATTTTATTTATTATGTTGACATTGGTTTTGTAAACCATATAATAATCCTATAAATGTTATTAAAAAAAAAGAAAGAAAAGGAAAAAAAATGACTGACATAAGTAAGTATAAATCTGTTGCCCTCTCACATGTTTCATGTGCGAAGCTAGATAAGATAAGAAAAGTAATTGTACCGTTAGTAGAAGTCTCACGTGCAAAAACATTAGATATACTAATCAACGAGAAAGTAGGAACATTAAATGGCAAACTTAAATCTAAGAACACTACAAGAAAACGAAGAATTTAATCCAATACGTAATTTATGGCGTAATGTATTAATTACTGCAATTGAAGATATAATTAAAAAAACAACGGTTGCAGCGAGGTTTAAGGTTTATTATTCTCATGAGCAACAAACTGCATTAGAATATTTTACAATACCCAATCAAGATTTTTATGATGTTTGTCAATTTGCAGAACTTAATCATACGCAAGTAAGACGTAATGTTTTAAAAAAAGTTAAACAAATACAATTGAAAGAAGGAATGAATGGAAAAAGTTATATGCCAGGATTGCAAGGGGAACGGTTACATCAAAAATCTATTTGAAGAAGGTAGAGAATGGGTAATAACAGATTGTGAAACCTGTAAAAACCAAGGAGAAATTATGATGGATAAAGAACGATTAGAATCAATCTTAAATAACAGGCAGAGAACAAGTAGTAAAATTTTAAATACTGAAAGATTAATTTTAGATTCTAAATTAGTAAAAGAACTAAATGGAATTATTAAAAAATTACATGATGAAGTAGATATGTTATTCAAACAGAAAGAATATTTACAATCTAAACTAAGAGAAAAACAAGGAGAAAGAAATGAAAGTAAAAACACTAATAAATAGATTATTAAATTATAAGATGGATCATAATGTTGAATTAATTATATTTGGAGAAGATGAAGAAAGGTATACATGTACACTACCAGATGATTCTATTGATGGATATGGTGAAGATCAGTATTGTCCAATTATTTTTTATGCTAATCAGATTAAAGATGAGGATGAATCTATACAAGATTTAATAGTATACAAACATGCTTTAATACAACGTGTAAATAAAAAGGAGAAGGAGCAAAATGATTCGAGGAGATAGTACCGATTACGATCTATTAGAAAAATGGTCTAAAGATTTTGATTGCAAAGGTTATAAAACTTGTGAGATCGGAGTTAGAGAAGGACTTGGATCTAAAATTATAATGGACAATGTTAAAAATGCTTATCTCCATGTTGGAGTGGATCCTTATGGAAATTTAAAATATCAGCATTATGATAATGGTGAAGCTTACACTGCAGATTATACAGATGCAATGAGAGATCAATTATTAATTGATCTGTATCCTTATATTATAACTGGAAAATTTACTTTAGTAAATATGACTGATACTACATTTATGAATGAATCTAAGCATAAGCATTCTAAATTTTCTTTTGTTCATTTTGATGGTCCTCATATGACTAGAAATGTTTTAGATGAAGCTATTTGGTTTGCACATAGAGCAGCACCTCATACGAGATTTGTCTTTGATGACATTAAATCTTATCGTATGGATTTAATTACTAATGTTTTAGAATTATATGGTTTTAAAACAATTGAAGTTGGAACTAATAAAACCTGTTTGGAGAAAAAATAAAATGTCTGGAAAAAGATTTAGAGAAAGTTGGTTTGATTTTGATATTCCCTTAAATAAACAAGTTGATATGTATGAGAGAGATGGTTGGTGGATTAGAGGAAATCCAGATGACATGATTGAATGTCTAGATTGCAAAGTTACAAAAAATCAAATGCATTTTCATCCTAATAGTGGATCTGATGTCTTTAATAGAAAAGTTTTACTTAGAACTTGTAAGGTTTGTAAAAATAAACAAAGAGTTTTAATTAATAGATTAATTAAAGAAAACCCTAGACAAAGTGATTACTGTGATTGCTGTAAAAAATATTCTGAAAATTTACAATGCGATCATGATCATATTACTCATAAATTTAGAGGTTGGACATGCAATAATTGTAATACGGGTATGGGAAGATTTGAAGATAAGATAAAAAATCTTGAACAAGCAATTGAATATATAAGGAGGACAGGTGAAGAATAGAAAAGATAAAGTAATGGATAGTTTTGAGGAAGATTATCAAGACAGACTGATACTTATGAATGAACGTTTAGAACATTTTAATAGTTATAGTGATAAAGAATGGAAAGATATGAGACGTCATTTTTACAATGTAGATAGAGATATGTGGCATAGAGATTTGGAAACTTTTAAACATAAAGTTAGACTTACAGTAAAACTACAAATGGGTTTTACTATACAACAAGCATTACATTAATGATTAGATACATATTTAAAAAAATATATCACTACTCAACTTACTTGACTTCATGGTCATGGCAGAAACTTTATGGTGATAGAACTAAACGAGGGAAAAAATAATGGCATATACAAAAGAATACTATTTAAAAAATAAAGAAGAAATTATAAGAAAAAAGAAAATATATGAG